GTATAGCATACTGCTAATTAAAAAGCGTTAAAACTTAAACTGGAACCCCTTCAGGTTTTGCGGTTCATAGACAATCAACTGGTGTAACTTCCAAGTACACCCAAACTTCCTGTTCAAGAAATACACGCTACCGAGTTCGACGATGGCATGCCCTGAGTTTCTTGAATAGAGTCCGTTTTCGATCGCCGGGTTCATCGGGTTTTTATCCGCATCAAAGACAGCTGCTTTGATACACGTGTCATCTAAAGTCGTGTCCACCTTGACCCGGAATTTGGGTTCACGACCCGGGCTTTCCTTGATGTTAGAGTTGAACATCGGGAGGAGTTCTTCTTTCGTCATCGCATTGCCGAATATAGCTTTGCTCTGTTCCACCACTGCATCGATGATGATATCCTCCAGGGCTCGCGCGGCGTCGTAAAACTTTTTCATATAACTACCCTCCTCGTCAAATCCCTTGACTGAAAAGTCGATATTATATTTCGTTGGACCAACCTCCGGTTCAAAGCCACTGACACCGAACGGCATATACATCCTTGGAAATTGGACGCGAAGAGGCGTGCCCTGCTTCGTGGATATCACGATTCGTCGGTTGTTATAGGCGTTGATTTGGAGATTCTCAAGTGCCTTGTCCATCTTTCTTTCTACTCGTGCCAAAACTTTAAGCGGAACATGCCACGCATTCTTCTGGTTCCAGGCTAAACTGTATAGGCCTTGCCTTAGCTTTTGTACGTAAATAGTACATACCAGTCTTCAGACCAGTCTTCCATGCATACATGTGCATGGAGCTCAACTTCGAAAGGGTCGGACTCTCCATGAAGAGATTCATTGACTGACTCTGGTCGATGAACCTCCCACGGTCAGCCGCCATGTCGATGATACACTTCTGACTGATTTCCCAGACTGTTTTGTAGAGTTGTTTAATGTTGTCTGGGATATCCACGATGTTTTGCACGGAGCCTCCCGCCTTTACCATGAGATCTTTCATTTCCTTGGACCACAGACCAACTTTCTTGAGATCATCGACGAGATGTTTGTTGACAACCACAAATTCACCCGCCAGCGTACGTCTCAGGTAAATATTGGTTGTGTAGGGTTCGAAGCACTCGTTATTACCCAGAATCTGTGCCGTAGACGCCGTGGGCATGGGCGCCATCAGTAGAGAGTTACGAAGTCCCTTCGTTTTCACGCGTTCACGCATGGCATCCCAGTCATACCGTCCACTAAACTTCGTGACCCCTTCCCACATGTCCGGTTGAAGGATACCTTGAGAGGCTGGAGAACCCTCGAAACTCTCATACGAACCATCAACTTCGGCGAGCTCGGACGACGCCTCGAGGGCTGCGTGGTACATAGTCTCAAAGATGTGTGCGTTAAGCGTACGTGAATCCTCACAATCGAAGGGGAGATCACACATGATGAATACATCCGCCAAACCTTGAACTCCGAGGCCAATGGGGCGGTGCTTCATGTTGGAGCGACGCGCGGTCTCAACAGGGTAAAAGTTGCGGTCGATGACACGATTGAGGTTCTTTGTGACAGTTTTGGTGACTTGGTGAAGTTTCTCGAAATCAAACGTTTTGAGCTCTTTGTTGACGTACTTTGGAAGCGCGATGGACGCCAGGTTACACACAGAAGTTTCGTCCTTGTCGGTGTATTCCAGAATCTCGGTGCACAAGTTAGAACTCTTAATCACACCCAAATTCTTTTGATTGCTCTTTTGATTGCACGCATCCTTGTAAAGCATATAAGGGGTTCCAGTCTCAGTTTGACTTTTGAGAATAGCCTTCCAAACGTCAGTCGCCGGAACGGTCGCATTTGCTAGACCATCCTCTTCATACTTTGTATACAACTCTTCAAACTCCTTACCATATACATCAGAGAGACCCTTCGCCTTGTCTGGGCAAAACAGAGACCAGTTCCCACCCTCTTCCACGCGCTTCATGAACAGGTCAGGAATCCACATCGCTGAGAAAAGATCACGGCAGCGCGCTTCCTCGTCGCCTTGGTTGAGGCGCAACTCCAAAAAGTCCATGATATCTGCGTGCCATGGCTCGAGGTAGACCGCAATAGACCCCTTACGTCGACCGGCTTGATTGACGTAGCGCGCGGTGGCATTAAATACCCTTAGCATTGGAATAATACCATCAGATTGTCCGTTAGTACCTCTAATACGAGAGTAGTTGGCTCGAATATCGTGGATATGGAGACCTATCCCCCCGGCCCATTTGCTTATTTGCGCGCACTCGGTGAGCGTCTCGTAAATCCCATCGATACTATCAGCTTTGTTTGCAATTAGGAAACACGATGACATCTGAGGTCTCGGGGTACCCGCGTTAAATAGAGTCGGCGTCGCGTGGATGAAGAAACCCTGTGACATTTTGTCGTAGGTCTCGAGGACGGACTCAATGTCAGAGCCGTGGATGCCTATGGCTACACGCATAAACATGTACTGAGGGGTTTCGATGAGCTTTCCGTTTACTCGCTGAAGGTAACTTTTTTCTAGGGTTTTGAGACCGAAATATCCAAAATCAAAGTCGCGGTCCGTTTTGATATGTTCCTTGACCTGCTGTGCAACTTCGACCACCTCGTCGGTGATGACACCAGCCTTTTGAAGCTTTCGCATGGCGAGGTGAAAGTTGTTGGGGCACACCTTCTGGATATTACTCGCCACGATTCGAGTCGCGAGAATCTCATAATCCGGGTCTGACGTAATCATACCGACACAAATCTCCGCCGAGAGGATGTCAATCTCTTGGGTGGTGATATTATCGTACATCGAAGAAAAAACCTGTTGGGCAACTTTAGAAGAATCGCAATTTTCGGAAAGTCCGGAAGTTAAGTTCTTAATCCGGTTAGTGACATTGTCGAAACGCATATCCTCAACACGACCTGAGCGTTTAACAACCCTCATTTATATATTTCCCAAGTCAAAATATTTTTAAGTTACTTCATGCACTTCTCTACGTCTGAGCTCCTAACCGTGGCCGGGCCAAGGGTTTCAAATTTCCGGTCGGGCTGGAGGAGATAGGTGTTGACAAAGAAGTCGCCCATCTGTCCAGGCTTGGCGACAGGTGGGTATGACGCGACGAAGCAGCCACCTGACGTTTTACAGGAGATGTCGTCTACGCTGATGGGTTTGGAGTCGAAGCTAGAAAATTCAGCCGGATTCAAGACCGTCATTTACTAAGTTGCAAGATAATTTTTTTGTGCGACTATATTAAACATGCATCAACTGCATCTCGATTCCATGAAGCAGACGGAGACGCCCCTGAACCGGTTGTTTTTCAGCGAATTCAATAAAAATTTGCTCCAGCGCGGCATCCGTCAAACCTTCAAACTTCGAACTGGGATCTCGATCGATTACCAAAACCCTAACGATCTTTATTCGATCATGCGAGCGACCTTCATAAGCAACTCCGGCGATCACTTCAACAATGTCGAGGAGCAGGTCAAGAACATGAACATACGCGTCATCGACACCTCCCTGACTCAAATTCAAACAGGGGTCAGTCAGTTCCTGGCTTACTCAAAGGACATAGACACGATATCGCAACCGATGGACCGTCCCGTGAATACCAGCACGGTTGGTAAGAAGTTGCCAGATAACAAAATCGGTATAAATCGTTATTAAAGATTACCGTCTATTCTTGAATAAGCATGTCCTCGTCTGGACTGAATTTTTACAAGAATCAAACCGAAAAAATTTGCCGAGAGAAGGGTTGGGACCGGGCACAAGTGGACACCGTCTGGCTTCTACTCACGGAAGAAGTTGGCGAGCTCGCGTCCGCCATCCGTCAGTACAAAAAGACGTTCAAGAAGTTAGGATTGAAAAAGCAGCGGGGGACGGACGTCTCCGCGGAGATGGGGGACGTGTTCTCTTACCTTTTCCAGTTGGCGGGCATGTTAGAGGTTGATCTGGATCAGATGTGGGCAGAACACCAGTCGAAAGTGCACTCGAAAAAATATAATATTAGATAGTTATATATAAGAATGCTCGGCGAGCAAGAATCTATTGATAAAATTAATAGGTATGTCAGCGATCCGCCGGGTGCGTGGCGCATGACTGATACACGTGAGATTGAAGAGTATTTCGACAAGGATGCCATAACTTCAAAGCGCCCGAGCGACCGCGAGCAGGCCATCCTGGACAAAATCGCAGTAGCCGAGATTCATCGCACCAAACCGAGTGTATTTTGCCATACCGGCTTATGTGCCAAACAAACCGAGCAAATGATCATGAATAAGGTTATCCACCCTCGACGAAACATCGATTATGGAGTTGAGTGTAAGCCGAAGAATGTCAGTGTAGGTGTTTCAGAGAAGAAGAACTTCTTCGTTTCGGATTCAATCAAACTGTCTATTTTGTCCGCCATTACTCTAATGACAGTGTATGCATTACGGTAGTAAAATATACCAGTCGCTTCTTGGAAATACACGTCTGGATGGCGGTGGGAATCGACTTCCTGCAGAACCTACGTACGAATTCCACTTGCCAGTCACAACTCATGTCTATACGAGGTGGCTGAAAAGTTGGGTCTAGTATTTTGACCGCGTGTATGAGTCTGACAAAGAATCGCGGGTCCTGACTCCCCGTATACAGGGTGTGCTCCAATTGTAATTCGGCCATACGTTGGCGCACTTCTACAGTCTTCGTCACCATCGCATCCAAAAACTTGAAATAGTCTGCCCGGCAGGATATGCGTGACCAGTCGCCGAGTGGTCTGGTGTTCAGATAATCGGTGAACGTGACGTATTCACATTTCTTCTTATTCCAGCGCGTATAAACTATTTCGATATAGTCGAGACCCGAATCTATATCGTGTACGTGGGTCGCAGTTGACACCGTATTTAAAGACGACGACATGCTTTAAAAGCAAATATTTTCTTTAACTATATTAATGGCCACCGTAGCCGTGATCGCCGTGGGTTTGTTTTGTTCGAGCCTATCAGCCGCGGGGGCGAAAGGCGCGGCGTCCAGTCCGGCCACGGTGGACCGATTGAGAAAGACTCTTCCAGAGAACGTGGCGGATTTTCTTCCTCACGCGGGTGAGACGGACGATTACGATCCCGTTAGAGCGGAAGAGGAAGAGATACAGATGTTACGCAACTTATATTCCGCGGAAATGGCGGAGCAGGATGCCGCACAGGCCGACAACGATCGTATCTTGAGAAACAGAGCGGAAGACGCGGCGGAGGATGTTCAGCTCATTAGAGGAAGGAATTTCAAGGCAAAAAAGAGGAGCACCCCATGCGCCAGTGGGAAGTTAGCTCTAAACAAGCTCAAGCCCGATTGCGAAGGGTTCCCCATGTCGCAGTTCAAATTGACCGAATGTAGTCCCGGGTCCTATAGGTACGATTACACATGCCTCGAGAGCAACGTTCCTTCACAGATCGGCGAACAGGACCAAACTGTGACCGTCTCCTCTGGTGGAACCGGGCAGTACCAGACCGACATTAATCTGAAAACCCTCTACGAGCATGAGGTGCGCTGCGATATAGGCGGGCACTCGCGATTTGAAAACTCATCATTAGGCTCCAATACCGCGGGCTATATGCCACTCAACAGCTTCAGGTATGAATACATTGACGACGGTAAATTTAAGTCGACAACAAAGTATTATTTCAAATGCCTGGACCAGTTCACCAGGGGTCATTGTATAGATAAGAAATCGGAAGTTTCGGTGCTCCCCCCCAACGAACTTCTCACCAACCCTAAAGGTCTCCAATCGTTGGATGTGGCGTGTCCGACAACTACCAGTGGTAAGTCGCCCTATGTACTCACGCGGTTTCGATTAAAATCTGGAAAAAGAGAGCGAAAAAAAGACGGTGAGTGGGGTGACTATATAGTGCCGCCACTACCATCAGTCGGGGAGGTTAAAGATGAAAAAGGCAAGCCAAAGATGGTCATAGACCCTGGTGTGTACCAGTATGAATTCTCATGTTGCGAATTCGAGTAAAAAAAGTACCTAGGGAAAGCGAGCCCAGGCATAGTAGCATACAAAATGTACCAAGCCATAGCGAACAGTAGCTTTTCGTTCCTCTTGACTGTCGATGAAATTCGTCAGGGACTCCCGGAGGAATACGAGAAACCCTCATGGGTAAAGGTCACGACAATCACGATGGTCTCCAACTTTGCACAAAAAATAGACATTCAAAAGCTCAAGTGGGTTTTTGAAAAGATAGGTTCTTACAAAATGCATCGCAAGGGTCAAGACGAGGGTGGCTTCGAGTGGAAGCTCAAGCCAACCAAGTTTTACAATCAAATCACGTTGACCTACCTGGACAACTACAGTACGAAAAGTGTCAAGCTTTTTCCCAACGGTTCGGTGCAAGTCGCTGGATGCTGCGACCTATTTGATTGCAAACGTATCATTACACAACTGACCCATATCCTGAAAATCTTTCTGGAAATGCAAATCCAGCAGCCAGACTTTCGGGTTGTGATGATTAATTCGAACTTTTCCCTGAACTACGACGTCAATCTGCATAAGGTGTACGAGTGGTTTTCGGCGTCCGAGGTCTTCAAAGTCACCTTTCAACCGGACCGATACAGCGCTGTGAAAATAAAATTCAAACCGAGTGCGGACATGAAGGAGGTCACAACTTCCATATTCTCAACCGGAAAGATCATCATTACAGGAGCAACAACTCTCAAAGAGATATGCTTCGCGTACCACATCATCCTTCAGCACATCAATGACTGTGAGGCTATTCGTGATGAACCAGCACAGGAGAAAGACGTGTTCGATACCTTTCTCGGTTACGGGGCGGCAGACATAGTCACCCTGCTCCGCGAAAAAGGATTCAAATCCTGGATGCTGACCACAAAAAACCCTAGCATTATTTTCTAATTGTAATATAAATAACAATGTCCCAGAGGTTAGGGATGGCAGATGGTCGCTGTTTCACAGTCCAATCGTCGGCGCAACTTCTTAACAATCACATCATGAAATCGAACGGCATCAGCCTCGAGGATAACTATTCCTTCCGTCAGCTCCTCCAAAAGCAGGGTCCCAGCATCATGCAACAGGTCCAGGCTCAACAAGGTGGCAAGTGTGACGCCTGCCACAAGCCGCTGTTGAAGACCCCTTCTGCGTACTAAGGGGAAAAAACTAACATTACTGTAGTGTATGTCGGGATGCTGCAGCATCTGTCTCAACGAAGTTCGGTCGACGAGGAACAACACCGGACTTCGATGCGGGCACCTTTTTCACACGAAGTGCTTGGAAGAATGGAAGCGAAGGGGAAAGAATACATGCCCCGTATGTAGGAGAGTCTTTGATGCGAGCAACTACAAGGTTACCGTCCAAATTCAAAACAACGTGACGCAGATGGCCAACACCGTCACGTTGGATGAGCAGAGTGTGTTCAATGTTTTAGATATCTTCGATATTCACTTCGACGTCGAAGAACTACCGGATTTGCAGACGCTTCTTTCCGACCTTGGGGTGGGTGGGCCCGACTTTGATCCCTCGATTTTTGACACAGAAACTTGAGCAGTACGTCTGATAATTCAAACTGGTGTAGTTCCTCGACGCTTTCCTCGGGTCTCGAATCATTTTTCCCTTCGCATCTACCAGCAGCGGACCGGTCGCCCATCCTCGCTTATGACTCCACAGATTCGACTTAAAAATGATACGTTTGCCGACTTTGAATGGACCGGCCCGTTTTATCCGAGATTCTGGGATCCTGAAGAAGTTGGCGACCGATCTGATCGTATCACCCTTCTTCACCTTGTACTCCACGACGCCGTGTTGTTTGTAGAAATGGAAGTCACCTTGACGGATGTAGTTGGTCGGTCTCCCAGGAGACACGAATAACATCATTTTAAAATACCCCGGGGGGCACCGTTTCTTCGCGTCCACTTTAAACACTTTCCGTGGATTATCGGAAATAACGCGGCGAGGTAAATCCCTACAGTGTGTGTAGCTGTGATACAAACCGCTCAACCCGGAACGGTCTCCGGGTATGGATTTTTGCCACCTGTAAGCCTCGTAGTCACCGATCGCGTACGCGTAGCAGTTGTTGTTCCCTATGCCCACCTTGGAACCCCATCTTCGGGTAGTATATTTGGGTTCACTACCACTCAGGGGAAGCATCTTATTTATAACCCAGAAAAAAAAATATTGTGCACTAGTAAAACCATGCTTCAAGAGATTTTCACTAAGACCAGGAACAAGTCCGAAGTTGTCAAGGAGATCCTTGTCTTCGTGCTTAACATCCTCATCTCGACTTTTATTCTCCGCCTCGTGTGGAACAAGTCGTTAGCCAAGCACATCGATATCTTAAAACCTATCAAGTCTTTAGTTGACGCTTTCATCCTCTCCCTGTCTATTCAGGTCATTCGTGGCATCTAAATTAAAACTCCTTGAAACCGACCGTCTTCTCACCCGAAGAGTCGATTGTGGTCGGAAACGCGTCCATCCCAGGGCAGTCCTCGGAGTCGCAATCCACGAAGTCGTGGGATATACCCTTATCCTTAAAATATTCTAACTGCTTACGAGTCCATCCACACCCCATGGTCCCGTAAACGGTGAAGCCAGAGCCTCCTGGTGAAGTCTTCTTCTTTCGAAGGAAAATTAGAATCACAACTATGATAGCAATAACAGTCAGAACGACGAACATTTATACTGTTCGGCAATAAAAAAAATTGCTAAAAATATATATGACTTTCAACGCGAGGGTGAAAAAATATTACAGCTACGTATCGAAATCGAAAATTAATAACGTGGCAAAAAAGGTACGGGATGGCAGGGTATCTGAGCAAGACGGACTGAAGCAGATCTACAATGCCGCGAACGTGAAATACAGGACGGATTATAAAAGTTGGATGTACTCGAACGTCCCGAAGGCTTTCGGTCTTAATTACGTGACCAAACCTGAGTTCAAGAGAAAGATCAACTCTATTATCGCTACGATGCCGACTCAACCGCCTTGTATAGGCCAGGGTCGAACGAACCAGTCCAAAAACAGAGAGGCGACTATACGAATGACCGGTCGAGCCGCGCGTAGCGTGGCGGGTTCGGTTTTGGGTGCGGGTGGAACCGCGGCTCGGACAGTGGGACTTGCGGGTTCGGTTTTGGCGAAAGCCGGTGGGAACGTGGTCCGTGCAGTCGGGACGCGCCGCCGATTGACCACGACAAAGAGCGGCAGAACATCGCGCGCCCCTAAGAGATTAGGGTTTAACAACGGGATCAACAGGGGATAAATTTTCTACCCTGATTATATATGCAAGTTTATAAAAAGTATCTGAGTAAAAATACATATAACACTATCAGTAAACGACGCAGTTTCACCGAAAAACAAAAGTTGAACAAGTTATACGAAGAGTCACAAAAATCATACATCAGTAAAATGGAAAAGTTTTACAGCAACGTGTCAAAAAACGTGCCAGTGTTCCTGGCTATTCGGACGGGGGTCAGGGGTCTTCCAGCCAATAGAATTAAAAAACTAATCGAACAACATGTAATCCAAAACCCTGATGCTGCGTCTAAATTCATTCATCGGATTTTTACGGAATACCAGAAATTGCCAACTGCACCCCCTTGTCCCTCATATCCTAAAGGTCCAAATCTCCGAGGGACTTTCGTGAGAACGAAATATCACGCGATGACGACGCGTCAGAACACGCGACGGCAGCAGCAGTCTCCACAAATGACCCGTGGTAATAGCGCCGGAGCGAACAATAGGCGAAACCAGATGTTCCGTGCATTGAGTAAGTAAATCCATTTTGTCGGGCGGAATGCGCCGCCTGAAAAAAAGGAGTATTGGATGACACAAAATCGACCGACCTCTTCAGCCTCAAACCCGTTGGCGATACAGGTTTGAGCCTCGTAGAATTCGTCGTAGTTTTGGAGTATTTGTTCGTAGACAAGAATCGTGTCATTTGATATTTGTTTTATTATATGATCGCCGTCGCGGAAATACCTAATCTGATAGTCGGTCCCGGGCTTCACCCACGCCTCTTTCAAGTTTTTCATCTACTGATGGGCGACAATTTTTTTTTACATCTCCTCCCCATCGTCGTCGTCAATTTCAACGTCAACATCGTCGTCAATGTCCTCTTCGGGAAAGGCGACACCCTTAAAAGCGAATGATGGTAACTTGGCCGATTGTTCGAAGAGTGCTTGCTGAAGACGGATCGTAACTCCGAATTTATTATCGATGAACCAAATCTGGCTGAGATCAACTATGGCACAGACCTTCTGGCCCTTCTCAATAGAATCGAGCTCAACTGGCTGTTTCTGCATAGAGTAGCACTCAGGGACGAATCCACCATCGGGTTTGGTGAGAATCTTCAACTTAATGGTCGGGGCGTATTGTTCCTTTCCGGGCTTGACCACCGGCTTGAAGAGCGCCTCCTTGAGAACCGCCTTGTTGAACTCCTTTCCCAGCCATTCCTTGGAGTTGGCCGCGACCGTGTCAACGATGATATCGTCAAGCTCTTGAAGCTTCTTGTGGAGTTCCATAGCCTCTGCATTTTCCGCGTCGAAAGACAGGTCGAGCGAATACGAAGTTCGACCCGTGCCTTCGTCGGTGAAGGCGGAGAGGCCATATGGCGAGCGCATGAATGGAAGTTGAAGGTAGATTTTTTTGTTGTCCCCCCGGTTAAGATAGACCGACTTACCGCCATTTTTGTTTCTGCGAAACTTGGAGAATTGAACGGATTTCGGGTCGAATTCGGAAACGGTTTGGATTGTGAGCGACATTATGTTTAGTGGTTATATATTATACGGTACTCTATTCTTTAAGTGTCAGCAATCACGGTATTCCGTACCCGGTCTTGGACATTGTTCCCCAGTACTGTTTGGGCGCTTGGTTGTGCGCCAACTTCTGCTCTGCTTGCCCCATCGTGAGTTGCATGCGCCCCATTTTGTCCAGTATCCTTCGCAATCTACCGGACACTCCTGTTCCTCTCGTAAAGCGGACGGACAGGGCTTCCCGGTGGAGTTTGCCTGCTTCTTTACGGTGAATTCCCTGTTTTGTTTTTTGGTTTTCTCACCAGCACCTGCGCAACATGCCGTGCCAAATTGTTCCTTCGAAGTCTCCGGTTGGGTGGCAGTGGCATTGCCTGTACACCACGCCCAGCTGTCGGCGCCACCGTATTTCCAGTTCCACTCGAAGCCGTTCGCGATATGCCACTCCTCGTCCTTCTCGCACCTCCATTTCGGGCACTTTATGTTGCATTCATTGAGTACTTCTTTGTCTTCGCCTTTGCATTCGCTCCAGTCTGACCAACTTCCTTCGCAATCAATCGGGCAAATTCTTTCCTGTTGTAAAGGCGATGGACAGGCCACGCCATTATATCTCTTATCTGCCTCTTGCGTTACGGTGAAAGTCCTGCGTTGGCGGCCTTCGGTGTCACATTCGCTCCAGTCCGACCAACTTCCCTGGCAATGAGGGTCGTACAGTCTCGTCTCTTTGGTACTAGAACACGGTTTACCTCCATATTTTGGTCCCGTAGTTTTTGCATTTCTGTCTTGGGCGAGAGGCATATCGCGGAGGAGCCATATTTTTCGACCAGACACCGGATGAACGCTGGCTCTATAAGGTTCACCCCAGTCCGACCATGAACTAATTTTACAATCTACCGGGCAAAATTTTTCTTCAAAGGGTTTCGGGCGTTGGGTGTCCATAATGAGCGATTTGTATTTGTCAAAACACGATTTGCCACCATTTTTTGCCTGTGTCGTTTCTGTAAAACTCCTAAATTTTTTCTCGGCTCCGTCGCAACTACTCCAATCGCCAAAGACTCCCTCGCAATCAACGGGACACGGTTTCTCTTCTCGGAGGGGATCTGGACAGGCTTTGCCACCAAATTTCGCCCGCTTCGTTATATTAAAATCCCTGAACTTCCTGCCAACTTTTTCATCACATTGGCTCCAGTCTGACCAACTTCCTTCGCAGTCAATCGGAGGACACGGTTTTTCTTCTCGCAGGGGAGTTGGACAGGCTTTGCCTCTTCCGTGGCTTTGTCTCTTCACGTCGAAAGTCCTAAATTTCTTCGGAACGGTTCCGTCGCATTGGCTCCAGTCTGACCAACTTCCTTCGCAGTCAACGGGACACGGCCAGCTCCATGCGATTTGTCGCAATTGACTTGGACATGGTTTCCCGCCAAACTTCGCAGGCTTCGTTACAGTAAAATCTCTGGATTTCCACGTTGCCGTCTTTCCGTCGCATTTGCTCCAGTCTGACCAGCTTCCTTCGCAGTCAACAGGGAACTCTTCAATTTTTTTACAATCAGTCCAGCTGAAGTTGGGTCTGCCTCCGTCGACAGAAGAATCGTCAACGGATTTACATTTTTTATAGGAAACTCTATTCGCGGTACCGAAGTTGTGGTGTTCGAGAGTGTCCTTCGCCCAACAGAGTTCTCTATTTTTGTTAAACACGACGGCTTTGCATTCGGGTTCTTTTGCGCATTTTTCCAGGCAGGTCTTTGTGTTATGATCTTTATCGCCCTCGAGTAGTGGTGGGTTTGATCCCTTGTGCAGGTGAAACCCGCCGCCTCTCAGATCGTGGGACCCATACTTCCACAACCCACTGAATTCGGGTGATTCGGGTGGCGGGGGTGGGGGAGGAGGTGGAGGAGGTGGTCGTGTCTTCACCTGTTCTTCGATGCTTTTACAATCAGCGTCACCCGGTTTACACTTGTAATATAAACTGCGATCGACGCGGTTTTTAAGACCATTCGGGCTGTCCACACCAAGACCGTCCCAACTATCTTTTGCCCAACATTTATCAGCCAGCGCGTTGAAAATGACCACCTTGCAGTTTTTATTACCTTCACATTTGTCCAAACACGTACGCATGCTGGCTTTCGGTTCTGAATTCGGATGTAGGTGGAATCCATCCCTCCCATTGGGTGATTTATAATCGAAGTTCTGAATAAAACCCCATAACCCATTGTACGAGTCGGGAGGGGGAGGGGGTGGAGGCGGAGGCGGAGGAAGATCCCAACGCCTGGCAGGAGGAGGCGGAGGAGGCGGTGGAGGAGCTTTCTGGGTCGGTGGAGGAGCTTTCTGGGTCGGTGGAGGCGGTGGAGGAGCTTTCTGGGTCGGTGGAGGCGGTGGAGGAGCTTTCTGGGTCGGTGGAGGCGGTGGAGGAGCTGGAGCTGACTCCTCCATAGAAGCGCTGGGCATCATTGTATCTCCAGGTAAGCGGTCTTCAATCGAAGCCGGCTCCTGCTCCTGTTGTTCTTTCATCTCTACCAACTTCATGCGTTGTATTTCCATCTGTCGTATCTTAGCCCGTGCTACCGCATTCCGTCGACTGACAAAAAATACGATAATGATGATCAGGAGAGAAAAAACTGCACCGAACATACTTATCAATATAAGGACAAAATTTTTTCGGTGTTACTTATAAATAAACTATGGGTCTTTTTAAAGATTGTGGTTGCGGCTGTGACGGTCGCAAGCAGGAGGAGAAGCTTATCAACTCCGTCATTTCAGGTCTGACTTTTTTTGTCATTAGTAACCCCGAAACATACAGGCTTATGCGTAGCATCCTCGGTGCGCGTATCGCCACTCCGACCGGTTGTCCTTCAACCATGGGTCTCGTGCTCCATTCTATCGTGTTTGTGATGGTCGTCTGGATGATGATGAATATTCGCCAGGAGACGCACGTCGGTAAGAAGAAGGAGGGCGGTGGCTGCGGCTGCGGTGGCAAGAAGGGAGAGAAAACCGTCAAGGCTCAGCAACCCGACATGGTCGACGCACCCGCGCCTCGCCCTGGTTTTGCCGACCAGCCCATAACCTTAGAGGACAGTGGTGTCGTTTTTGGGTCACTCGACCTGTCACCTCAAGGAACTTTATTCGGGTGAGTCACTTTTTACCGCACAACGACCGCATGACCGACTCCGAGACCTACAACGACATTCGTCAATACTGTGACGGAAGATTCCGCCCTCATCAGGGCGACGATGAGGCATACATCAATAAGCTAAGGAAATGGATGCGGTATTTACTTGCGATCACGCCAGGGACGCCCAGAGAGGAAAAAAAGCTGGGTCGCTGGCGTGATCGTATTGCCGAAGACCACGACGAAAAGCTTCGTCAGATCATGACTGAACTAGTGACGAAAAAGTACGGCATGGAGATAACCGAAGAACATGCAGCATACGTCGCATTTAAGAAACCGGTGAACCATCACATGGCGAAGGAGGAGCACTGAAAGAAGGCGGCGCCGCCTTTCTGAAAACCCTAATTTTCAAAATTCCTCATCGAAACCTATCTCACCAACGTCGTCGTCCATCTTTCCGTAGTCACCGACTCGCTTCTCAAAGAAGTTGGTCTTTCCATCTAGAGAGATGTTTTCCATGAAATCAAATGGATTTTTAGAATTCCAAATTGCTGACTGACCCACGCTTTTGAGAAGTCGATCGGATACGTACTGTATGTATTCACTCATCATCTCACTGTTCATACCTATAAGTTTGCACGGGAGGGCATCCAGGATGAAAGCCTTCTCTATCGACACCGCCTCTTTCACTATAGAATGAAGCGTCTCGGCGCTCGGCTTGTGACGCAAGAGCTTGAAGAGCTCAACTGCAAACTCCTGGTGAAGTCCTTCGTCGCGAGAGATCAGTTCATTAGAAAAGCAGAGCCCAGGCAGTAGACCCCTCTTCTTGAGCCAGAAGATAGCGCAGAAACTCCCTGAAAAGAATATACCCTCCACACACGCAAAGGCAAACAAGCGTTCGCCGAAAGAGCGACTCTTGTCGAACCACTTTAGACACCAGTTCGCCTTAGTTGCTATGCAGGGGACGGTCTGAATCGCCTGAAACAGGTGCCGCTTCTCGGCCGGATCCTTGATGTACTTGTCGATCAACTTTGAATAGGTTTCGCCGTGAACCATCTCGTTATGTGCCTGATACGCGTAGAAGGATCGCGCCTCTGAAAGCTGACACTCATCGGCGAAGTTGTTAGTTATGTTTTCAAAGACAATTCCGTCAGAGCCAGCAAAAAAAGCAAGAATGTATTTCACGAATCGTTTCTCGCCATCGGTGAGCTGTTCCCAGTCCTCCATGTCCTTGGACAGGTCGATCTCCTCCGCTGTCCAGTTTGACATCTGGGCTTGTTTGTACAGCTGCCAGAGGTGTGGGTGCTGCAGGGGAAAGACCGTAAAGCGATCAAGGGTTTGTGCCAGAATAGGTTCGTACTCGTCTTCCAGGAAATCCTGAAAGTTGAAGTACGTCCCGACAAGACTGCCGTCAATACTTATTTGGGGATAGGTTGTGGCTGATTTACCGCAGAGAGACTTTAATGTTTCTCGGTCGACCATCTTCTTTTCGTATTCGAGTCCCTCCGACTCACACAACTTGACTGCGTGACCGCAGTACTCACAACCTTCCTTTGAGTAAATAGTAACTTTCATCTGTGTGATATGCGATGAAATAAATTTGTCCTGATTTTTTAAGCAATGATATTGCCGAAGGAAATAAACGAAAATGATATAGTCAAGATTTTAGTTAACGAAGACGGAATGGAGGAGGAAATGTTCGGGGTCGTCGCCATGAACACTGGCCTGACGCTTGGCGTCAACTATCTCGAACCCACCGAACTGCTGTATAAGTCCGCCTGTGTCTGGAGACTGTCCGATGAACAGATGTCTCCCGCCCCGTACGAATCGGTCATGGAACACTTTCCGACCGGGACTACATTCGCCGACCTGGAGTTGAAACCCCTGGGTACTAACATGTTCGCGTATTACTCAGAAATAGACGTGGAGGACTCAGATTCGGATATTTACGACGAGGCCGGGTCGGGCTCCGATTCTAATCTGAGTGGATTTGTAGTGTCGGACACGGAAATCGAGGGGATGCCAATTGGTCACGAAAAAATTGACCGCGAATGGAACGAGTGGGAACCGACCACGTCGGGTGGTAAATCATTCAAAGAAACCGTAGATAAAATCGAGGCTCGCGTCAGAAGCCTAGGGATTTCCTCTCCCTGAAAAGTACCAAAAAATGCAGCTACAATCAATATGGTCGCAGGTCGACGCCCTACTCCCAAAAAAACCCAAGGAAAAGATGCAGGATATCAACTTTTGCCCGAAGTGCGACGGCGTGAAGATCTTCAGCCCAGAGGGTCTTCCCGTTTGTACCGAGTGTGGGCTCGTGGAAGATAACTATATTGACGAGTCCCCAGAATGGACGTCCGGGATGACATCAGATGGGAGAATCAGCGATCCCTCGCGATGCGCAAACCCTAATTACGGTTCGCAGGGCCTTTTCAGCCAGGCGTGGGGTAAGGCGACGATGATGAAGGGCGACTTCTCTTACACGCAAAAACGGATGGCAAAGATTAACTTTCATATGTCGATGAATCATAAGGACAGGAGCCTCTATCATGCCTATGCCGACATGGATCAAGCGTGTTTCACGATACCGGAGTCGATCAGGGGCGAGGCTAAACTCCTTTACAAGCGATTCAACGAGGAAAAATTGACGAGGGGGGCGGTGCGCCTGGGAATCAAAGCCAATTGCATCTTACACGCGTGTCGTCTCGCGAAGCATCCTCGAACGACGAAAGAGGTTGCCGATATGTTTGGAATCCAATCACGCGACGTGTCGAGAACCTCGCAACTCTTCAACGATAACATCACACAAGGGGGAACCAACACCTCCGCGACTAAAGCCTACGATGTGATGAATCGGCTTCTCAATTCGTTCGACGCAACGAAGGACGAAAGATTAAAGTGTCTAAAGTTGTGCGAACAGACCGAGAAGTGCGTTAAATTAATGTCGAAAACGCCAAACAGTGTCGCGTCTGCTATTATTTTTATTGTATTAGGGCACCGTGTCACGAAGCAGGATCTTTGTGACAAGTGCTCGGTGAGTGTGCCAACGTTGAACAAAATCGAATCGATAGTTAGAAATTTTTTAGACAAGTAATATAAGGAAGGAATGAATAATAATCTCAAGCGAGTTTTATTATACCCCAACAATAAGACCTGCTCTCCAGGCAACAGACTGAAGGGGAAAAAACAGCTGGGTCAGGGTGCCTACGGTCGAGTGTACAGAGGGGCCATCAATCGGAATGGGAAACGGTTTGTTGCTTACAAGGAGATAAACACGGCCAAGAATACCCTCGGCATGGCTGAATTTGAGTTTAAAGTTGCACAAAAACTGAGGGCCTTCAAGGTTCCTCAGATGTATCTGTACAAAAAGTGCGCGAATAAGGAACTCAACATCCTGTACTTAGAATATTTCAACGGAAAGGAGTTGAACGATTGGTGGGGTAGTAACACGTCCCTGAAGGCGGCCAAGAGTGTGCTGCTGCAGGTCGTACACACGCTTTACATGATAAGTAAAAAAATTCCGGGTTTCCGTCACCACGACCTTCACGGAGGTAACGTGATAGTTAATCGGGTTCCCGAGAAAAATTTCACGGTCAACATGCTCGGGAAGAGCTACACCATATCAAACGGGGGTGTGGAAGCGGTGATGATCGACTTTGGTTTATCGTACATGCCGGGCATGACTAACTATTCGATTAACAAGGGTCAACACGCAGACGTCGGTATCGCTCGGGAGTCTCATCACCTTTACGATTTACACTTCTTCCTTTCGGCGGTGTACGCCCTGGTCGAACGAAGAAAGACTCCCACGGACGTGGCGGTGTACAACTTCATCACGGAACTGATACCGAACGGTGATTATTTCACCGAGAGAAGCAGGGTGACGAACGAACACAGGCTCAGGCTGGGGATGAACAAGACCCACAACCTGAACTTACCCACGTTTGGTAAGTTTCTGACCCACCCCTTCTTTTCAAAGCAGAATAATAACAAGGGGTTCCTGAGCGGCCTGGTCAAGGCCTCGAGGCCGTGGCGTCGACCGAGCAACAGTTTCAAAACACCGAGAAGCAGGTTCAACACGCCTCGGACACCACCCGCGTCGTCGAAGAAACGTAAAACGACTCAAGTTAAAGCTTCCACTCGAAAGTAAGTTAATGACGACAGTATTTTTATCCACGCCCTGTTACGGCGGCTTATGCTTGGAAAAGTACATGTCCAGCGTGATTAAACTGCAAATGTTGATGTTGCGCGAAGGTATTCAGCTCATGATAGATACCACAGAAAACGAATCTCTCGTGCATAGAGCGCGCAACGTCAGCGTCGGTCGGTTCATGCAGAAAACGCAATGCAACTACCTCATGTTCATCGACGCTGATGTCCATTTCGACCCAGCCGCCGTCGTGCGTCTCGTTCGGTCGGGGCACGACCTGTCCGTGGCGTGTTACCCCAAGAAAGTCATCATGTGGGATCAAGCCGCGGAGGCTGTTAAGAACGGCGACGACCGAGATATGGCCTTGCTCTCATCGAGTCTCGTCGTGAACATAGGCGCGGCGAAACGTTCCATAGAAAACGGGTTCGTGGAAATTTTAGACGGCCCCACTGGGTTCATGTGCATTCACCGTTCGGTATTCGAGAAGTTGGAGGAAAAGTTCCCCGAGCTCTGGTGTAAAAACGATCACCAAAACAGGGACTTTGATAACTACCACGCGTGCTTCGACTGTATGATCGATCCCGAAACCAAGCGGTACCTCTCAGAGGATTATGCGTTTTGTCGTCGGTGGCAGTTGGCAGGGGGGAAGATATTTGCCGACGTGAACAGCACCCTCGGACATGTCGGGAATCTACCGTTCAGTGCCTGTTTAGAGGATAGACTTAAGGTTTAGATTAGACGTTAAGACATGAAGCTCATCTCTATACTCGTCACGAGGTCCAAGGCGTGCCATGTCAAGACTTTGCACACGATTTTGAAGCTGAACATTCTATGTGTCCAAAATTCAGTCGACCACGAAATAGTCTATTGCCGAGATGACCCGTTTGACAAACTCTCGACAATAGAACAATCGATGAAAATAGCTGACCGGCTGTTTTTCATCGACTTTGGAATTGGAGTTGATCAAAAGTCTTTAGAAAAGTGCCTAGAGATTAACGAGAGCGCGGGACTCGTCGTCTACCCAGGCGTTAAAGAAGGCGTCGACTGGGACCAATTCAAGGCAAAGGTTAAAGCTGGAAGCACAGAACCTACATCGCAGATGGGCCTAGCCTTCGACACGGTTTTGGGCAAAAAGACCGCACCCAACTTTTACCACGTCACCTCTACGGACGCAAAGGTTTGGGTGATGTGCCCTCGAACGATCGTGAAGCAGGCGAAGAAAAAGATTAAGCTGAGACCACCGATGTTCGAATACCTTAGGGAGCAGGGGGTTAAAATTTACGCGTACTCGGCTGCGAAGTTGGTCCAAACCTATACCCATGAGTGTGTGAGCAACATATTAAACGCTGCGTTTGTGAAAGTGAATTAAAGGAATGATTTCAATTATTAACATGACTTCCGTAGAAAAAGGTTCGCCCCTGCACGGGTACGTCGTCGGCTATATCCACCATGTGTGGGGAAGCCGAGACTACTTTCCCGGGCCCCAACCCGTTTCTATCGAACGACGACACTTCCAAATACTCAAATCGGGTAACTACGTCGTGTGCGAAAAGACCGACGGCGAACGCCACATGCTTGTCGCTATCATGTTTGAAGGCAAAAAGAAATGCGTTCTCGTCAACCGTAGTTTCAAGATGGTTGAGGTACCCATAAATCTGAGGAAGAGCGCCTTCGAAGGAACTATTCTCGACGGAGAGTTGTACGAAAACACCTTGATGATCTACGATGCAGTGAGAGTCGCTGGGAAGTCGGTCTGGAACGCAAATCTTCATGCGAGGATGGATGCCGTAAAGGATTTGCTCAAGGGACTCATATCCATGAAATCTGATCCGTATAAGTTGAAGTGTAAACGTTTTCATGCAATGGAGGATTTTAAATCGTTCATGTGTGACTATTTGCCGACGGTCACACAAAATCAGGACGGACTGGTGTTCACCCCGGTCGATGAGCCGATCAGATTAGGTACACACGAGAGGCTTTTCAAGTGGAAGCCCGTCCATTTGAACACGGTGGATTTCCAGTTGAAATGGGAACCTAGTCGAGAGAACCCCGGGTTCAAACGAGGTCGGTCGACCTGGCGCCTGTATGTCCAAGAGAAGGGCAAGTTGTATTACGAGTCTGAAATCCCGGAAGGGAAGTTCGACAGGAGCTGGATGGAAGAAGACGCTATAGTTGAATGCGAATACGTGACGTGGGAGCAGCCCCATTGGTGGCGCCCTATCAAGCGGAGACATGATAAGGATTATCCTAATAACCGAAGAACCTTCTATAGGACGATATTCAACTTGAAAGAAGCTATTCAGATGGAAGAATTCTTAGACTGTAGACCATGAAATAAAAGCCACCCTCGGGAGGGAGTTCGTGCTCCTTGATTATTTCGTCATTGATGAGAAACCACTTTGCTTTGCGTTTCACGAAGCTCACATAGTGCCCATCAAGTTGATGTCCCACATGAATGGCGGTCGATATGAGATTGTACTCGTGGCCGTCTATCGTGAGCGTCTCCAGTATTTCAACGTGACTCTTCTTATCGAAAGATATCATCAAAATCTTGGGTAGTTTAGAAAACACCATCCGTGACGTGGCCAAGTTATGTTGTTTTCCCTTGTCGTCGACGTAGTTATCTATCACGCTCCAGTCCGTTGATTTTCTAAGTGTTTTGTGCATGTCCGCACCGGCTGATGTGACGATGTGAACGGAAAAATCTTCCTCGGTGGAAGATTTTCCACCCGGCCACACAACTTCCTGGATCTTTTTGCCGTAAAACCATTCCTTTATCACTGGTATCGATGTTTCGAGAAGGTCGATAATACAGAGTATGCACTCTTGCACGTCCTGTTGTTCATCCTCGTCATCAAACCGGGGAAACTTTTCCACGAACGCCTGCATCACTGGTCTGCATGTTATGGACTGATACCCCTTCGTCCAATAGCTTCGCACGAGATCGCTGTATGCGCGCGTGAATTGACACTCACCCGAATACGGTTTCCTGATTAAATAATTAGAGAGTGGAGGTACATATAGAAGGCACTGCATGGCGGCGTTGAAATAACAGGTCTGTCCAAGGTTAAACAAACCCTTCATTATACATGGGTGATATTACTTACTTAGAGGATAGACGCACTGATATTATGAAAAGAAGGATGGACATCCAAAAAATCACGGAAAGGTTGCTTCCCATTTTTGATTCCCACAAAAATGAGGAAAACATCGAAGTTGAGATTCGTCTCGGTCGCCATAACGGGTCGCTCTTTGATACCAATGTCGGCAAAGAAGTTTGGAAGAAACTCCTGAGGGCACTGGAAAAATTCGGCGGCTGGGAAAAGAAAACCAGAAAAACGGTGGATGTGTATTATAACGACGCCGAAAAGGTACGCATCAGCGTCGACGAGAACACCGGAGACCAGGAATGCGTCCAAAAAATCACCGTCTTCAAGGAAGACTTCTGCGATACGGGGCAGCCTCTCGACGTGCGCTTCTGCATAGCGCGCGAGATTCCAACTTCCGGTGACTTTGAAATGGACAGGAAGCGAACCAAAACTCGGCACTCTTTCGTTAGGAAAAATCTCTCTATCGATCTCACCATCTCGACCGGGGATAACGCGGATCTCGACAGTGAGGAAGAGGCCACTTATCAGGTGGAACTGGAGATCATCAAACCCAACTTGGTGGATTCCGATGCGCGCTTTCACAATATTCTCCATAAGATAAATGACATTGCCCAACTTCTTTGAAAAAAAACTCTGGCAGTACAGTAGATGGCCACCTACATCCTGATGCTTGGATCGGCCCTGGCGGCCGCCGCGGCGGGTCAGGTGTCGGTCACCGAGCCCGAGCCGCCTCTCGTGGAGCCGGAAAAAAAGAAGTCGAACGCTTCTTTCTGGTCGGAAGAAGTCATGCGCCTCAAGCAAGCCCCACCAACTGTGAGTTCTCCATCCGGGCCGCCGCCACCGCCGCCACCTCCATCCGGGCCGCCGCCGCCACCGCCGCCACCCCCACCCGTGGATTGTGTTGGGACGTGGGGACCGTGGTCCGCTTGCGATGAGGAGTGTGGTGGAGGCACCCAGACCCGAAATTTTACGGTCGAGAGTCAGCCTCAACACGGTGGAAAACCCTGTCCGGAACCACTCGAAAGTCAACCTTGTAACACCCAGAAATGCCCCGGCACCCCCCTGGCGAGTGAGGATGCGGTTTTCCAGGGGTATAAACCGGTGTTCAAGGGCAAGCGTTGCGAGTTCAGTGACAAGTACATCAGTAACGACTATGTGAGGAAACCGGGTGAAACAAAAGTTGGTGCGGACGACGTTTTGTCGTGGAAGTATCAAAGGCTTTTAGAACGAGGGATAGAGAATTGTAACGCATCAAAATTCTGCCAATACGTCGAACTGAACCACGCCAACTCTATCGCGAAGACGTTTACTAAAGCTCACTGCAAGGATACCGTCGACGACCCGGGTGTAAAAATTTGGGAGAAGATAGATTGGAAGGACCCGTACATCCAAGATCCGATGCACGGGTATGAGCAATTAGGTAGTAAACACCCAGATGGTCCTAACTACGGTATTTGCGCCCATGATGCGAAGGATGCCAAGAGCTTTTGGAGCACGTGGTTTAGTACTGGACTCGATCGCGGACACGTTCACGGAAGAACCACGAGAGGTGACGCCACCGCTTTCACCGCGGGTGGGTTTTCAAAAGCGGATGAGGTGTACTCCGGACACGTGAAAGCAGCCGCGCAGATATGTAATGCCGATCCCAACTGCAAGTACGTGGAAGTCTTCAAAAATGGCACGTACAGAACTCACGACGCTGACGCGTGTGAGAAAAGCCCGCTTTTATTTTGGGTGCCGGATGTTAAAACCTGGAAAAAGAAGGACCCCTCCGTAGCTGGACTACCACCGTGGAATCCTGAGAAGGCGGGCTACACGTCGGTGGGCGAGGGGACGTGCGAAGGGACACCTATTTTCGAGAGAACGAAGAAACAGGCGAAAGAGGCTGAGAAGTTCAGTGACCGTCTCTACCTACAATACGCCGAAGAAGCGGCGAATAAATGTGAAGAAACTGGCAACTGCAAGTACACCACGGTGATGAAAGATGGACGGTTTGCCCTGTTCGATTACGACAATTGTCCGTCTAAAAGCAAGGGTACGGGACAGGATAAGAGTTGGGCTAATAAGCGCGAAAAACCTCCCCCACCCCCACCG